GCCTCATCTGCTGCTCTCTCGAACAATTCATTATCCTCTGATATTGCTGCTTCCAAAGCCGCCAGGTCTCCGGGTTCAATCCCATACCTTGCATAAAGTGGATATACTGTCTTGTCATAAGCACTGACTTTTTCCTTCATCTCTCCGTGATCCTTTAGTCTCTTGTTCAGTTGCTCTTTGAAGAGATTGTTGTATTCTTCCGCATATTCACCTTTTATAAGCTCATGGAACTTACTTGCCTTGTCCGGCTCTTTGTTTGCTGCATTATCGGCTCCGGTAGCGACTCCGGTATTGCCTTCTGCGCTTTCGGTATCATCTTTACCGTAAACTACTTTCGGCTCTGCTTTAGGATTGGCGAGATCCTTGTTTTCAGCCTGAGCTTCACCGCCTTCTGCTCTGGGAGCTGCACCTGCAGCTGCACCATCAAACAAGTGAAGGCTGTAACTTGCTCTTATTGTTTCCATCATTTAGTTTTCCTTCTTTCTGTAGTCTTTCCTACGAGTCTTTTTGTTATAGATATGTTTTAACATATTCTTAAAAATGTTTCGCCCCCCAAAGTCTGACACTACTATTCAAAGATCACGAAATCCGGATATTCACCTGCCAAATACTCAAACCCTGCTACTGTTACCGCAAACACTCCTTTTACCCAGGGATCACCCTCTTCGGCTATAAAGGTTATATCTGCTTCTCCAGTAGAAAGGTCCATATCGCATTCTCCACCGTCAATCTGTGTGAGCGCCTCCGCAAGGCCTATGCAAAGTATTGAAGCTGCTGAGCATACAATATCCTTGCCCTTCTTGTCATAGTTGGCATGTCCTGATACTGAAAGCCTGTGTATCTCTGTTCCTTCCGCTCCGGGAGACACGAAATAATTGATATTAAGCATATTATTATCCCCCTTATAGCTTAGGTGTTCCGGCTTGAGCCGCCGCCTGTCTGTACCTCTGCATTAGAGTGCTGTCTGTTTTAGGTTCTACACCTTCGCTGCCTTCTTCTGCCGGCACGCTTCCTGGCACTCCCTGCGGTTGTGGAATCAATCCTTCTGCCGCAAGAGAAGCTCCGATCTGCGATCCTGTGGTATTATCTACTACATTTGCGATCTCAACAAGCTTCTGTTGCAGTGCGTTGACCATCTGAAGCAGCTGTTGATTATCCTGGATCTTATCCTTGATCGCTTCTTTACCTTCAAACTCCATCATGTCAAGAACGATCATACTCTGGTCAGCCATTTGCGGATTGAATAAACCTAATCTGTATAACTCTTTGGCTAATTCATTCTGCGATATTCTGCTAAATGGCGATTGTTTCTGAGCTGTTATCTTTATATCAAAGATAGGCATCCGGCTGTCCATCTCTCCGGTCATAGGGTTTTGCGTTTCTACTATGCGGATCGCCCGGTTGTCATAATCAATAAACTCTTCGTGTCCGTTGTCTCCCAGGATCCTGAAGAATCTTGACTCATCATAGAACTGTCTGATATTTTCGAGAACAAAGTAACAAATGTTTTCAAATGAATCGTATGATGAAGTTATCATGTCTCTTGATAGCTTTCCCCCTGCTTCCTGGAGTGCCGCTATAGCTGAGGCCGCTGTTACTCCGCTGTTAGTTGAGCCTTGAGAAAAGTCTCTGTTGCCGGAAGTCTCTTTTAACTCATCTATCTTCTGCTGCATATAACTTGCGATGAAGGCCGGGAGCGAATCTACTCTTATTTCCCGGATATGCTCTTCGTCAAGCGATCCGGTTACCTCAACAAAGTCTTTGCTCCAATCTGCAAAATCGTCTACATTAATGGAACTGTCCTTCTTTTTGAAATATCGTTTTTTCCCGGCCATTAATGCGTTCTTTATAATTATCTGATTGAGCTTGTCAATATACATCTGAGGATCTTTCATAATGTCTATGTATCCAAAGCCGCACGGACTGCCCTCTATAGGGAACAACACATCAAACTCAAATGGATATTTGCTATGTTGATACCATCCTGTTTCCGACTTGTCCGGGTCGTTTTCAGAAGCATAAAGAACCTCGCCTGCAGCGAACTTGACAAAATGCAGCTGATCCCTGCCATCCTCTGTAGTCTTCTTGTAGTACCAATTAAAGACTTCGGTTTTGTTTTGGTTATCGATATAATCATCCGTTACATACTGGGCCACATCCTTAACAGCTCCGCCTACTTTACCTTCCAGGAAATCATACTTATCCACCAACAAATCAGAATCAACAAGGCTGATCGTAAAGATATTTCTGCTCTGCTGTATGTCCTTTATTCCCGGTTCCCAAAATATGTTGAGTAAATCGATCTGTTTTATGGTTACATCTCCGATGCCGTTATCCATCTTAGGATCCCACAAGGTCGCATAAACTCCTGTGCCATGCTTGAGCTTATACCACCACACATCGCTGTATGTTCTCTTAAACTTGTTACGATCCAGGACCACCGGGATTATCTGTGATAGCTTAGTCGCTTCTTTCTGATCTCCCTGCTCCCTTGGCAAAATGTTAGGTTGAGGATAGTTGTCCATTACATCCGCATGCTTATTTGCAAGCGAATTGAACAGCCAGGCGCTTGTCGGCTTCGGATCATACTCTGAAGAGGAGCTTGTTCCTGCCTCATCTATCATCTCCCAGTGTCTGCGCTTGTACCATCGTTCATTTTCAATGATACGATTCTCAAGCTGTTGTTTCCCTGCCTTGTAGTCGGTAAAGACTCTGTAGGCCTCATCGATCTCTTCTTTACCTATAGGCCCGAATCTGCCGATGCTGTTGTCCTCGGTAGTAGCAGCAACCGGCTCCTTTTTGTCCTCTTCATCAAGGTTTACTGCATCTTCCAGGATAGAAGATTTGAGCTTTTCCTGCTCCCATTCCGGAGCAAGTTTATCTCCGGTCTTCCTCGGCCTTCCCCTTGTTTCTGCTTCCTTAAAAGGTTCTGTATCTTTTTTCTTCTTTGCNNTTTGTATAGGTCTAATGGATCTTCCTGAGGAATAGCATCCAGGATCTCAGCTGTCTGCTTAGGATTGATGGGATTTTCCATGCACACATACCGCCACTCATCATAGATATGATCTTCCATGCTTGTGTCTACATCCTCCACCTTCTTCTCGTCATAGATTAAGATCGGAATTGTCCGGATAAAGTTTTTGCAAGTGGAAAACACATAGAACATCGGTATATCGTTTTCATCCATACTCAAGCGGAAGTGGCACTGCATCTTACCGGGGATCCTCTTGTGGTCTGCCCTCTCAAAGTAGACTCCGTTTCTTTCAAGCTCCGCCGCTATGCTTTCACCCTTACTCTCATCAAAGATTGCCGGATCCGCTATTCCGGTTATGTACTTGCCCTTAAGGTTTGTGTCGTTTTCTTCTATATCTCTAATGTGCCTTGCTATCTCTGCTGTGGTCTCTTTCGTTCCCACGTTGGCAATCGGCTCCCGGTTCCTGCTGTCTGTCATACATCCGTAGTACTCCCGGATCCTATACAGTCTGTTGTCATGGTCCACTGCATACCATCCTATACTGTAAGGCCTTGTATAACCCCAGTCAAAGCCTCTGTATATCCGCCACTGCTCCGGAATCTGAAACGGCGATATAACATGAGTGCCGATCCTGTCATCGTAATGCTCAGGAACATCCATGAACTCTTCGAAGACTTGGCCCTCGAACACATCCCACCTCCCATAAAGCCATGCATCTCTCAGCTTGGCCGGTAGTGCCTCGAGCTGATGCACATAGTCAGGCTGCGACTCCATGAGCGCCTTGTTGTCAGTTACCAAAGACTGAATAAACGAATAATCCTCCGGCTTCTCACCGGATAGATACTTCTTATCGATAAAGATCCTCTTTATGTATCCATGCCCTTGGCCGCCCGGGTTGCAAGTATAATAGATCCGTTTCGGAAAATCGTTGACACCTCTCAAGCAAGCAGCGATTGTAAGCATCTGATACTCAGTTAGCTGAGTCGCCTCGTCAAAAAATATGATGTCATACTCTACACCCTGGAGATGGTCCAGGTCTTGGTCCCTTGCACAGTACATGAAGTTGATTGTAGATCCGTTGATAAACCGCAATACTTTATCTTTGTCGTTGTATCGTGCGATCTTTATAAGTTGCAATCTGAGCTGATTGATATGATTGTTGATAAGCTCCGGATAAGTCCGTCTCACGATCAAGCACCGGATACCCGGATAGTTGAGACTGAGCAGTGTCGCCTTAGTCCTGACACCCCATGACTTCCCGCCGCCTCTTGCGCCACCAAAACCGATATGTTTGTGCCGCTCTGCCAAAAACAACTTTTGTTTGTCATTAGGTTCCGGAAGATTAAGTACCGCCATTACTCCGCCCACTCTTTCACTTTGCCTTCTATGGTTACTGTTA